TGGCAGACTTCGAGACCTGCTGGTGACCACCGACAGTGCGCATGATCTGCTGCTGCATCGTGGTCATCTGCCGACCAGACTGCTGGGCAGCACTACCCATCTCGCGCAGGTCCGACGCAGATGCTACTGCGTCGCTGCTGTCGACCCTGATCGCCAGTTGGGATACGTCAGTCGTCATTCGCCAGGACTCCATGGTGGGATGCCAAGTACGTCTTCCCCAATTGTCACGCCCTCCAGATAAGCCTCAGACATCTCTCTCAGTGCTCTTCTCTCTTCTGTGTTCGTCCAGGGGTGCGCCGCCACGATCTCGGTGAACCGAAGAGGGGAAGAACCGACACCCGGTGTCCTCTCGACCCTACCAAGAACATCCCACGCCTCCACAAGATACTCCCCGGCTCGCACAGGCGGAAGCGGAGGAGTTCGGCCCTGTCTCCTGTGGGACTCTGCCCGCGACTGGGGACCACTGCTGGGCCAGTCTGTCGGTCTTGCGTGGAGGAAACCAAGCTGCCTGGTTAGGCGAGTCAGGTCTCCGACGGACTCATAAAATAACCTGAACCCCGCTGCACGAACCGGTCAACCTGCTCAGCAAGCCACCAGAAGTTCGCAGCATCGTCCATGATCTCGTTCCAGAGAGAGCGAGAGAACGGCACATCTACTTTCCCCTGCCAGCTCCAGTCCTCCCAACCGACAACAGCCACACGAGCCAGCTTGATGCTGGTCTCCCGGGACACATCCGACGTGGCTAGTCGCCCGCCTCGCGCCATTGAGGCCCGCTCAGCCTCGAGTATGACCTCACGGACAGGCGGCGACTCCTTGCCAAGAACAAAGAGAACAGGACCCACAGGTTTCCCCACGAGATCAGGCCCATGATTCTCGTGATAGGTCAGTGTCATTCGGGCTGCAGTGTCATGGGCAGCCCGCATACCGAGTGTGCTCACGTCAGCCATCAGGAAGGCTCAGTGGCGTCGATCCACAGGGCATTGTTGCGAAAGATCACGGAGAATCCCTTGTAGGACGAGATGGAGGCCTCGCGCGGGCGGTAGCTGTGTGCAATCCCCCAGGCATACTCGACGGGATCTCCGGTCACAGGTTCCTGGTCGGCGCCAGACCCCTCCACCAACTTGATGGAAACATTGCCGTCGTCACCCTCGGCCATCGTCTTCATGTTCACCTGACCAGTGTCAGCGTCCACCTTCCGGAACACAAGTGTGGTGTCTATGCCGGTACCTCCCCCCTTCACCTGCGAAGTGAACCCCGTCTGCAGGTCAGAGACGTCAATGCCCTCGTGAGCAATGCCGCGCTCACCAATGGACTGGATACCGTTGACCTTGACCCAGGCCAGTGCCTCAAAGCCAGCAGCATCGTTCGTTGCTGGGTGTTCCATCGCAAGATACATCGTCTTGCCGATGTCGTTCTGTCCGAAACCAAGTGCCATATCTCTTCCTTCTCTAGAAGCTGAACTCTGCCCGCACAATGACGGGCACTGCGTACACCCCGTCGGAGACAGGGAGTGGTGGGCGAGCGTCAGGTGCCACCCTGACCTTCATGTCCCCGAAGACAAGCCCCGGAGGAAACATCTGAACCAGCTGCTTGACGAGCTGGTTATTCTGGGTTGCGTACTTCCCCGCCTCAGTCTCAACACTCACGAGAACCTCAGGAACCGCATCAGTGAGTCCCTCGAGTGTGGTGGTTCTCTGCGATCCACCGGCCTCCTGAACAACGTACCGAGGCAGACTCTTCCCTGGTCCGTTCGGAAGCGCAACACTGACTCCGGACGCCTCAGTGACTATCCGAGAGATGATCGCCTGGTGTCCGTCAGTCAGAGACATCAGCTGTCACTGTAGAGGTCAGCGTTGGCCTCCACAATCCTGTCCCACTGCTGCACAGCATTCCGCACATAGAAGCGTCCCCCAAACTTTCCAGTCACCCCATACTCATGGTAACGGGCATGCGGAGCAGTGAAGATGAGATCGGAGATATCCCCTGCTCTCATCTGGGCGAGAATGCCCTCATACGCGACCGGTCCCCGCCCAATGACGGACCCATTCAGCACAAGCAACTGCGACCCGATGAGTTCGCCAGTGTCTACAGCGACAAAGCCCTCTCGATAGGAACCTCCGGTCTGCTTGACACTGGGCTGACGACGAGTGGCAAGCTCATAGACGTCATTCGCCGAGCCAGCCACAATCTTGTCAGTATTCTCTATCTGCTCTTCCGACCAGCTCTCTATGTGAGCCGCAAAGACGAGAGGATCATAGGTCATGCAGCCGTTCTCCAGTCAATCCGTATTCTCTCAGTACATCGGCAGTTCACTACCTCGTACCCCGGTGCGTTCGGGTCGTGAGGATGCGCAAGAGAGACACCAGTGACCGGGGAGGAGTACGGCACACCCCATGGTCTCTGTTGTCCGTTGAGTGCTGCATGACTCGCGCGAGTTCTCGGTCCGTCCACTGCGTCCCATATGCGCGTGATACTCTCGCGACGAACTTCCCCGCTCTCAACCAGCTGGGCGATCATCTGGTGACGCCCCGCGTTCAGGGCAGCGTTCATCTCGGTGCGCGCCACCGTCTGCGCGCGGAGCCGGAGGAGTCGATCGCTGTATCTCTGTACGATCTGCTCAACTCGCTCTCGTGGGACCTTCTCGCCTCTGCGCATTGCTGCCCTCAGGCTTCTCCTGTCGTTACCGTGAAGGCGCTCTCGTCGCAGGACGGAGGAGTCCATGTTCTCTATCTCCTCCCTCGCGCGAAGAACAGCCTGTGTCTGGTCTTGTCTGAGCCCCAGGACACCCATGAGTGTTCTGGCGACCTCTCGCTGGCTGCGTGAGTTACTCACCCCGTCATCGATGACAGCGCGCACGGACGCTGTGTTCCCGTTCCTTATCTCCTCGATGAGCTCAGCGGAGTTCTGCCTGACCCACTGCTCTGCGTCAGGGTGGCGCCCGTTGAACCTCACCCTGAGTCGACGCGCGGGCGGCGCTGTAGATGCGAGGTAGTTTGCACCCGCTGCAAACGCTGCACCGACTACCGCGTCGACACCAGCATAGAACCCCGGCTCATCAGAGAGTGAGTCAAGCACCTCCTGTGCAGCGGTGGCGACGTCTCCAGTGCGCAGGCCCTCGCGAATGGCCGCTCGAATCTGGGGCATCTGGGCAGTGCCGCGAACATCCCGTATCGCCCGCTCGAACTCCCGAGCCATCCTCGGCTCAACCTGCTCCAGCTCCCGGAGGAAGGCAGACCGAGTGTCTCTAGCCATCTGCAGACCTTGCCTGGATCTCCCACATCAGTGCCAGGCCTCCTGGCTGCATCGAGCCGACACTCACTGCGTGGTACTTCCGCCCGCCGACCGTGATCGTGTCCCCGTTGGAGGGCTCTGCTGTTTCTCCGTCCGGTGTCGTCATTGGTGCGGAGACCAGCAGACGCGTGTCCCTCGCTGTGATCTCTGTTCCGCTCCGGTCTGACGCGCTGTAGTTGGAGAAGAGTACCTCTGCAGTGTACTCCCTCTCCGTCCCTGGCGTCGGTGGGTAGGTTGACTCGTCCGCACCAGTGGTGCGGGTGATGGTGGCACGGAGGACAGATCCTGCTGTTCGCACAGCCCCCCGGCGGAGACCATCACGGATCTGGTCCCGTATGCTCACGCCACAACCCCAGTGATGCCGTAGCTGTTCCTCCCACCCGAGAGGACAGGTGCGAGAATCGTCATGACCGCCGGTATGACCGGTGTCGCCTGAACAATCCCAGGCGTAGTCAGACGCATGTTGTTGGTGGCATAGGTGAAGGAGACATCACCAAACTTCTCCTGGACTACCTTTCGGTCTCCACGGACTGCCTCATTGAGTGCGCCCTCAGCCTGGTACTCGTAGTACGCCGCCTCGTATGTGGCTCGCTCCACAGCTCCTGGAACAGACGCTGGAGATATGACGCGACCGTATACGTCTACGGCCCCCTTCCGAGGCCACTCCCGATCCTGTGTGTCCTCCACTGGAGTTCCAGGGTAGAGCGGAATTGGCACATGACCAGCACCCAGACGCCACCCGAGACCATCAACAAAGACAGATGCTTTCCGTAGTAACTTTTCGGTTGGCTCTCCACTATAGCCTCTTGACGACCAGTAGAACAGACAGTCCGCGGAGTTCCCGTACATCGTCAGCTGCCCTGCATCGCGCCGAACACCTGGTCACGCTCAGACGCAGTCACACTCTTCCATGCCTTCGGTAGCATGGCATTGATCGCGTCGACCTGTGGGCGTCCGTCAGTGGTCCAGTTGTCGTTCACGTCCACGTCCAGACCACGGATGACACCCTGGATTACGGTCTCCCGCTCAGTCAGTGTTTCTGCAGCTGGCTCCTCCACTGCAGGGGACAGGTTCACGGAGGACTCGACTGCACCCTCAGCGATCATGCGAGTCAGCGTCTGCTGGTCCCCCTTGCCGAGATGCTGAAGCCAGGTCTCGGTGACGTTGGTGGAGCTGCCGGGCGAGAGCGTGATGCCCCCGACCGACAGCACGTGGCTGGCCGCGTTGCGCAGGGAGGGCATCAGATGCCGTCCCCGTACCGGATCTCCTTGGGCAGGCGAACGTCGAGCCCACCAAGGCGGAAGACGCCCGGAACTGTGAACTGCATGCCCTCGATCTGCACGGGCAGGAAGCGGTGCGGCATCGGGACGTGCATCTTCAGTACCTCGGGCGACCGGCGATAGGCGATCATGCGCGCATCCGAGGAGCCGCCGATCGTGAGCATGCCGCGCACACCACGAATGGTGAGCGACGCACCGGTCGTCGCGGTGTAGACGTTGTTCTGGCGAATGAACTCCAGAATCGTCATGTTGGTGTCACCGAGGCGCGTCGAGGCGATGTACTGGAACCGCTCGATGGGCAGGATGAGCGTGTCCGCCATCGCAACCGTGTTCGTCGCCGAGTGAAGACCGGTGAGCATCTGGTTGACGTCCCGGATGATCTGGTCGGGTGTCTTGTCGGCCCACGCCTTGGACGAACCCGCGCCATCGGCAAGGATGGTTTCCAGAGGAACCCCGGAGTAGTCGAACAGACCCTCCATGTCCTTCTCGGTGTCGCCCGTGAGCGCGGTGTTGTAGATCAGCTGCTCTGAGGCCCGACGCGCCGCCGACGCCATCTCGCTGTCGAGCGGGATGCCGGTCAGACGGGCATGGTTGATCTCCTCGAAGCCGTAGGAGTAGCCGATGCCGGCCGTGTAGACCGAGCTCTCGTGCTTGTTCATGCCGACGCCGACAGTGGGGACGTCCTTTCCGTTCCCGCTCATCCAGCGGGCCTGGCCGGCCGAGTCCATCGAGAAGTAGGTGACCGTCTTGGTCCACTCGTTCGCCGACGTGTCCACCGGAATCATGGACGCGTAGTCAAGGTCGGGATACCGCTGGCGGTAGACACCGGCCTCGATGTGTGCTGTCTGCTGGACAGCGAAGCTCAGGTTCGCCGCGAGAGCGTCCTGGAAGCTCATGTGGTTTGGTGCATTCATCTCTCTGTCCCTCCTTAGGACGCGCCAGCCGTGACACCGCCAGCCAGATCAAACCAGATCCGGGCAAGCGCAGCGTCGGCACCCGTAGTCTCCCAGCGGGCATTGTTGATCTTGACACCGCCGCCGGAGCCGACGTCGGCATTGGCGAAGGAGCCGTCGGAGACGACAAGCCAGACATCGTCGCCAGCGTCGACACCACCCGCCTGACCCACCGTGACCCACATGGAGCCGCGACGCATCAGAAGAGCAGCATCATACTGCGAGATGTTGTTCGACTCCTGGTCGGCAGTGCGGACAGTGATGCCCGTGACAACGTCGGTCGACGCGGCGAGCGCCGCGCACTCGTTGTCCTCGGTGCCCTGGATGACAGGATAACCAAACTCAAGCTCGGCCTCCGCCGTGCGGCCGACAAGCTCGCTCGGCGAAGTGTCAGCGATCATGCCGTGGAAGCCCACGGCCATGTTGTCGCTGTAGGTGCTCTGAACTGTGGGCATCAGCTTGCCTCCTTCACAGGGCTCTTCCACGCATCGCGCATGTGCGCCGTGGACTCGTTGTACGCCTTGTCAGCGTCCGAGACGGCGCTGGTGGGTGGCGTGGTTCCCGATGCCAGATGCTGGCCGTCACCCAGCGTCTTCGCGGCATAGGTGTATGCGCCGGAGATGGCGTCATCGGACATGTTGGTCGCGACGTCACCAAGCTGCTTCTTGACGATTGCCCGGCGGATGTCGGCGTCCGACAGGGTGTCCATGTTCTCGATGCCGGCGTGCTTGCCAGCGTCCAGAACCTCGGAGCGAGCGCGAACTGCATCGGCCATGGCCTGAGGCGAGGTCGCGTCGGAGAGCTGCTTCTTGACTGCAGCGAGCTCGCCGTCCTTGGTCTCGACCGACTTGGTGAGAGCAGCGATCTGACCGTCCTTGGTCTCCTTCTCCTTCTCCATGTTCTTCTCGGCGTCCGAGAGCTGCTTCTGCAGCTTTTCGATGGCCTGGGCACCCTGGTCGGTCGTGCTGACCGTGAGCCCATCCACCACGATGTTGCGCAGTTGATCAGACATCTTGTCTCCTTTCGCTACTGCATCGAGGGGTCTCGGGGCGGTGCCCCACTTCTCTGCACCATCACCGATGCGGAGTTCACTGCCACCTCGCGCGCGCGGCACGATCGCAAGGTGGTTTATCTTGATCGGCCCAGTCTGGACCGCCTGATACTTCGTACCATCCGGAGCTGTGCCGTCACGGGCCTCGATGGGAGTCGTGTACCCCATCGAGATCTCTCGCTCGCCGCGCTGGACTGCGTCAATGGCCTCCTGGTCCATCAGCTTGATGGAAACCCGGACAAACTCACCGTCACGCGCAATGTCCTCCCCAACGTCCCCGACAGCATACTGCCTCCAGTTCTTCGAGTCAACGAGTGCGGGGGGATGGCCGCGCGTGACGGGCTTGCCGGTGTACGTGGCGAGACTGTCGCGCGCGAAGACTGCCTCCTCTGGGCGGTACACAACGACGGTGTCGTCGCCGTCGCCAATGCCAATGTCTCTTGCGGTGTAGTTCTGGCACCCGGTGCGGGCGCACCGGACCTCACCGACGAGATACCCATCAGAGGTGACCCTCGTGTTCGCGAGAGTTGCAGTGTCCTCGAACTTCTGCTCACTCATCTGGTGTTCCCTCTGTTACTGGTGGTTCCTCGGGCGGCAGATCGTCCGCTGTGTCCTTCAGCAGAATACCCAGGTCCGCGAACATCTCAGAGCCGACTCGAGCTATCTCGTCGTCGCCGTAGACCCGTGTCTCCGCGATGACTTTGATGGTCTCTGCGGTCTGCTTGCGGATCGCAACTGTCTGCTCCTCGGTCATCTGGCGCAGAGACCTCCAGGTGAACTCCTGCTCGTCGGGGTCGAGACCCGCGCGACGCACGATCAGATCATCCAGGATGCGAAGCTCGGGCTGTATCTCTGTGTTCTGCATCGAGGAGACACGATCATAGTAGTTCAGCAGATCGCTCTCTCCGGTCGAGTTCATCCCTGCAGGCGACATCCCCAGCAGACGCGTCATCGGAATGTCGGCAGCACCAGACGCAACCTGCATGAAGCGATCCGCGATGGTGTCCAGGCCTCCGAAGTTGTAGTTCTTGCTCTCGTACTCCTCCTCTCCGTCCAGCATCAGGATGCCCTGGTTGCCCTTGAGCATCCTGGCAGCGGAGAAGCGGGCCAGCAGCGCGTCCTCGAAGCGAGGATTCGTGATCTGCTCAGTCAGCCCAGGTATCTTGACAATGTCCGTCTTGGCGTCGAACACGAGCGCAGCGATGTTACCCATCGTGCTGTCCAGATTGCGGCACGTGTCGTAGATCGACTGCAGAAGGCTGTCACCCCACCCACTGTTCCTGTACGAGCTGAGACTCCAGGGAGGCACCTCCTCCCCGACCAGACGAACCACACGGGACCAGTGCACGTACATCGTACCCTGTCTCGTGGAGACAATGTACTCCCTCGGACGACCATAGTTCTCGCTTGTGGCATCGTCCTCCAGCTGTCCAGCGGTGAGCTGCAGACACCCCATCGTCGTCAGGAACTCCAGGCTCTCGCGCTCAGGATCGAGAGGAACAGAGAAGTCACGCGCGTCAGTGCCTATCAGGATCCCCGCCCCACCATAGAGCCGAGCCATCCACAGAGCAGTGTGCAGCTTCTTCTTCAGCTGGATGCGCGGGGCGTCCTCAACCTTGCGTATCTCGTCCGCGTCCGGCCCATGCCACTGGCGCCAGCGTCTGGTCGCGTCGAGAGCGGGGACGCGGATGGTCTTCTTGATGATCCACGACGTGCGGAAGGCGTCCTCAACCTCCTGGTCGCTCAGGATGCGAGGGACATAGGAGGAGTTCTCAGTCTTGTCACTGGACGACCCGAGTCGTGTGGCGAGGTTGACGAGGCCGTCAGCGATGATGCGAGAGACTGCGGTCATGACGCCAGCGCGAAGATGTTGTACATGCTGCCGCGCACCGGCCAGTAGGCCATGACTGCGGAGTCAGCAAGGTTCGGTGACTTGGTCCCGTCAGGAGACTTGTCTATCTTGAGCTTGAGTGTGCTTGTTGCCTGGGACATCGTGGCCTGCGACAGCTCCTTCATGAGCTTGGTGCGCATCGGAAGATCGCGCGGGATGGAGATCAGCTCACTGGGCTCGTAGTGAACACCCTCGGTGACCGCCTTGTGGGTCTTCTCGAAGCGAGAGCGAAGCTGCCACCATGCCTGGGCCTTCAGGTTCTGGTAGAAGTCCTTGTTGACAGGACTGTTCTTGTCCCCCGGAATGAGTCGCTTCTCCGGGTCAATCACGGAGGCACTCGCAGCCCATGGGTGGACGTTCATGTTCTCCGGCAGCAGAGACTCCTCGCGAAGACGGTTGGTCTCCTGCTTGACACCGGACCCAATGCCGATGCTGTCGTAGTTGAGCTCGACAGCCTCCAGGCCGAGGCGCGACACCACTGCACGCGTGGTCACACCCACATCGTCAGCGCGGGGCATCTCGTGGAGGTCGAGCATCATGTAACTCTGGCGCAGGGTCAGGGCAGACGTGTCCCCGCCCTCGTCGGCGACGTCGAGAGCCGCGATGCGCCGTCCCTCGGGCGGCGGCAGTCCGAGTTTGACGTGCGCGTCCACGGCCGAGTTCACCCACTCCGCAGGAATCACGACACCATCGACAGCGGCCGAGTAGTCACGGTCAACTTCCTGCGCGAACAGGTGCAGTAGACCCTCGGCCTGGGCCTTCTTGCGGCGGCGGTCGTACCACTCGTCGTTCTTCTCGGGATGGTCGTGCCAGTCCATGACGAACACGTTCGTGGTCTCCGTCGTGACCTCTCCGTCCCACTCGCGCCCAGACTCACGGCGACGATGGAACACGTTCCCCATCCCGTTCACCGAGGAGATGTCGATCTGGACCCGCGTGTTGTCGCCCAGCGCGGCCTCGATCAGCTCTGGTCGCTCGTAGTGCGCGCTCTCGTCCTTGAAGTAGATGAGCTTCCGTCCACCACGACCAATGTTGTTGCCCGCCTCGCCCGTGATCGTTGCCCCTGTCTCGGGATTCATGATCTTCATGTACGAGATGTGCTGCTGCGCCACGAAGCCCTCAGGAAGGAAGACCGGCGGCAGGTTCTTCATCAGGATCCGTATCTTCTCAAAGATGGAGTCCGGGTCACCGATCTTGTCCACCAGCTGCTCCTTGCGACTCCCCCAGCCAATGGACGACCCGTCCCAGAACAGCCAGAGGTGGACAGACACCCCGGCAGCCACCCACGTGGCGCCCATGTCGCGTGCCTTCTCCACCAGTCCGTCAGCCTCAGCGTCGAGAAGCTGGTAGATGCAGGTGA